GCGGGCGCGGTTGCTACTTGGCCCGAACGTTTTAATTCTGATGAGATTAGCGCGATTCAAAATGCAATGAATTTAAAGTTTCGTGATGAATCCGCCTTCTTATCGGAATATCAAAACACCCCTACTTTGAAAGTAGAGGACGGCACAAGTTTCGACGCGAGCAACGTTTCCGCGTGTGTTTCGGGATATGCGCGGGGCGTTATTCCGGCAACTTGTCAATTTTTAACCGCGTTTATCGACGTTCATAAAAGCCTTTTATATTGGACGTTATGCGCTTGGGAGCGCGATTTTAACGGCGTTGTTGTCGATTATGGCGTTACGCCGAAACAGCGCCGATCATACTTTCAGGCGAATGAAGCGTCCCCTACTTTATCGCAAGTATACCCCGATACAACACTTGAATCGGCTATTTATGCCGGATTAACGGAAACGGTAAAAGGCTTTTTTGAAAAGGAATTTATCCGCGACGACGGCGCAAGTATTGACGTTAGGCGGGTTTTAATTGACGCTAATTGGGGCCCTATGACGGATTTGGTCTACCAGTTTATTGCAGAATCCCCGTTTAGAGCTAGGCTTAACCCATCGCACGGGCAATATTTAGGCGCGTCGAGTAAGCCGTTTTCGGAAATTCAAATCAAAAAAGGCGATTATGTCGGCGCGCATTGGCGTATGCCTAACGAGTCGAAACGGCGCGGGTTACGGCACGTCTTGATTGATACTAACTACTGGAAAACGTTTGTTTTTCAACGGTTGGCGGCCCGCCCCGGCGATTTGGGCCGCTTATCAATCGACGGCAAGCCGGAAGAGCACCTTCTGTTTGCAAGTCATTTGGCGTCCGAATATTGCGTGCCGACAGAAGCACGCGGGCGCAAGGTTGACGAATGGAAAATTAGAGGACGCGGCGCGGATAACCATTGGTTCGACTGCCTTGTCGGCGCGGCGGTTGCGGCGAATATGGAAGGGGCGCGATTACCGCAAGGGAGCGCAAAACAGTTTGTTAGACGTTCCCGCCGTATTGGCGCGTTTAATAATATTAAATCGTTTGCCCGTAAAGTAAGATAAACGGAGACAAAGAGATGACGCAAGAGGAAAGAGCAAGGCTCGCGGCGTTTGAAGAAAACGCAACCGCGCCGAAACGGGTTCAGACTGATTCGGGAAGCGTTGAGCAACATTCGCTAAACGACCAAATTAAAGCGCTTGAATACTTAAAGAAAAAAGACGCGGAAGAACAAGGGCGGTCGGCTATTTCCCGTATGGGCTTTTATAAACGTGTTCCGTTAGACTAGTTAAAGGGGCAAGCAATGGCGAATAATAAAACGAAACGGGCGCGGCGCAATCGGAAACAGACGGCTAAAAAACCCGGACAGGCGGTTATTAGAGTATTAAACGCAACGAGTTACGATTCCGCGCGAACGTCCCCAGATTACCGCAAACATTGGATCGGGGCAAATTCGCTCTCCGTTGACGCGTCTTTAAATCCTTATGTTAGAAGAATACAGCGCGAACGGGCGCGGTATGAAATAGCCAACAATCCTTACGCATACGGCGCGGCAATGACGCTCGCGAACGCGGTTATAGGCGCGGGCGCGCGTCTGCAAGTTATTATGCCGGATAACGATAAAGAGTTAAGCGCAAGGATTGAAGGCGATTTTTCACAATGGGCTGACGATATCCGCTTGCCGGAAAAATTGCGGGCAATGCGGTTTGCGCGTTTTCAAGACGGCGAAAGTTTCGGCGTTCTTTATGACAACGCAACTCGCCCCGCTGATGAAGTTAGACTCGACCTTGCGCCCATTGACTGCGAGCGCGTTTGCGCTAAATGGAACGAAACAGACCCGTTAAACGTTGACGGTATACAGCTTGATAAATGGGGCAATCCGGTAACTTATCGCGTTTTAACGGAACACCCCGGCAATTTAGGCGGCGCGTTAAATCAAGACGAGACAGTCTATAAGGCCGAAAATATTGTTCATTGGTTCCGCAAATCGTTGCCCGAACAGCACCGGGGCTGTTCTGAAATTTCGCCCGCGCTTGAATGTTTCGCCGATTTAGACCGCTACACAAAAGCGGTCGTAACTGCTGCTGAAACGGCGGCCGATTTGGCGATTGTCTTTTATACAGATACGTTTGAAGATACGGGCGGTTTCGACGTCGACAATTATTCGGAAATTGAAAACGCCGCTAACGCCGCAAGTTCAGACGCTAACCCGTTTCCCGAAATACCCTTTTCAAGAGGTATGAATATAACCGCGCCCGTGGGCTTTAAGCCGTCGCAAGTCAAAGCGGAACAACCGACAACGACCTACCCCGCCTTTGTTGACGAATTGCTCGGCCAAATAGGCGCGGCGTTAGGCTTGCCGCGCTTGCTAATGAAGCATTGCGCGGCGGGTTACAATTACGCAAGCGGGCGTCTTGATTTTCAAGAATATCATAGATTTATACAACTGAATCAAAAATCTTGCGTTACGGCGGTTTTAAATCCCTTGTTTAAAGCGTGGTTTAAAGAATGGCAATTAGTGAACGGGGTTAGAATCACGCGCCGCCCGCTTACGGTATGGAATTGGGACGGGTTTGAACACGTTGATCCGCTGAAAGAAGCCAACGCGCAAGCGGTACGGCTTAACAGTTTAACGACCACACTTGCCGCCGAATACGGCAAGGCGGGCAAGGATTGGGAGGACGAATTGACGCAACTTGCGCGGGAACGCGCTAAAATTAAAGAGTTAGAACAGGAGTACGGCATTGAGTTACAACCGAAAGACGAAACAATTAGGGATTCAGACTCAGACGGGGACGGAAATTAAACGGATTTGTAAAGCGTTAGAAAATACGCTTTTACGAAAAAACGCCGATTACGGCGATAACGCGCAACGCGCCCCGATCCTTACTCCCCGTTTATCCGCGCAAGACGCGCTGAAAGTACGGTTAAGCGATAAAATAGCGCGGTTTATACAGTTAGAGCAATCTGGCGCGGCGCGGGTGAATGAATCGTTAGACGATACCCTTCTTGATATGGCGGGTTATTGCGTTTTGTTACTAATTGCAAGAAAAGAAAAGAGTTAAAACCGATTAAACTTTTTTTGCGGTTATGGCAACGGGGAATTAGATAGGCGCAAGCCTGTTTTTATTAGGAGTTTACAATGGAACGAATTAAAGCTACTTGTCAATTCGTTGAAGCGCAAGCGGCTAACGATTTGCATAAGTTCCATATCGTGGCGAACGCGGGCTCGCGTATGTCCTTTTACGACGGCGATATAGTCGTTGATATGAACGGCGCGATTCAGGCGAAAAAAGATAAAACGCCGATTGTGTTCGGGCACGATATACGCAATATAAATAACGCAATTGGGCACGTTACGTCTAGCGCGATTATCGACGGGCGTTTAGAGCTTGACGGCGTTATCTCTTGCGATAGTGAAGCGGCGCGGCAATTTATCGCAAGTTCCCGCAACGGGTTCCCGTGGGAAGCCTCTATCGGTTTTCTGATTGATAAAGGCGACAATATCCGCGCCGGGGAACAGGTTACAGTCAACGGGCGCAAGGAAGTCGGGCCGCTTACGGTTGCCCGCTCTATTACCGTTTACGAATGTTCCGTCGTTCTTTTTGGCGCGGACGGGAATACGTCGTCCGAAATTACCGCAACTAAGGAAGTTAAAGCAATGGAAGAAAAAGACAAAGAAAAAGACGCGCCGCAAGTTCAAGCGGCGGCTAGCGTTACCGCGTCGATTGACGTGAACAAAGAGCTTGAAGAATTGCGCAAGGCGCGGGCGGCTGAAATTGAACGTTGCGACGCTATCGAAAAAATCGCGGCGCAATACGGCGACCGACAGTTTGTAAACGCCGCTATTAGTGAAGGTTGGGACGTTCAGAAGTTCGAGCTAGAAACGCTTAGAGCGTCGAGAAACGCCGCGCCCGCCGTTCACAAGCACGCGGAAAGTATTGATAGCAAGGCGCTTGAAGTTGCCTTCTTGCGTTCTGCTGGTTTCCCCGTTTCGGAAAAGAAGTATGGCGACCAGATTTTGACGGCGGCCGATACGCTTGTAAAGCGTGATTTTAGGGAAATTATGGAGGCCGCTTGCGGTTTCTCCCCGAACGCTGAACAACGCCGCGACGGCAAAGAATGGGTGCGCGCCGCGCTTAGTACGCAGAATCTTTCCTCTATCCTTTCGACTAACGCTAACGCCGTTCTGCTTGCCGCGTTCAATACTTACGCGCAACAATGGCGCGACGTTTTCAAAGTCGGCACGGTAAACGACTTTAAAACGGCTGAACGTTGGCGCATTTCCTCTAATTTCGAATATACGGAAATTGAGGACGGAGAAGAGTTTGCGCACGGCGAACAGTCGGACGAAAAGTTCGAAATTAAGGCGGGCGTTTGGGGCAAACAGTACGAGCTCGGTTATAAGGCGATTACTAACGGGGAAGCGTTGGGTGTTTTCGGCGACATTATGCGCCAAATGGCCTTCGGCGCTAGTGTTGCGCTTAACAAGGCTTGCTGGGGCTTGCTGATGAATCCGGCAACGACCGCCGATTCTAAGGCGTATTACCACGCCGATCACGGTTCCCTTAAAGCCTCTTGCCCGCTTACGTTGGAGAATCTTTCGGCGGCGCGGGCGGCGTTCATTTCGCGCAAGCGCGGGCGCGGCGTGGACGCTGACGAGCAACTCGGAATCGCGCCTAATATCTTGCTTGTTCCGACGTCGCTTGAAGATAAAGCGCTTATGCTGACTAAGGCTACGGCGTTTTATGACGCGACGACGGCCCCGGCTAGCGATTACAACCCGAACGGCAACCGCTTTAAAGTCGTTGCGGTTCCGCAACTTGAATACGCTAACTATACGAATTACAGCGCGACAACGTGGTACTTGTTTGCTGACCCGCAACAGCTTGCCGCGTTTGAGGTTGCGTTCCTTAACGGACAAGATTCCCCGGTGATTCGTTCCTCTGACGTTGAGATCGGGCGGCTTGGCATTGCGTTCGACGGGCATATTGATTTCGGCGTGGCGCAAGAGGATTATCGCGGCGCGTTGAAATGCACTGCCTAGCGTAAGTTGCGTCCGGGCTTGCCTTTCGACGGGCGCGGCGCGGGCGCGTAGGCTTTTTCCTGTTTTCCGCTTACGCGCCTTTTTTTGTAAATATTTAACTTGAAGGGTTTACATAATGGGTAAATTGATTAACACGCAACCGGGTTACGTTTACACTAACGCGGGCGCGGCGGCTATTAAGGCCGGTGATATTGTCGTAAATAACGACCTGTTTGGAGTTGCGGCTAGCCCGATCCCGGTTGGCGGCAAGGGCCTTGTATTTACGGCGGGAACGTTTGCGCTTGACATTACGGCGGGCGTTACTGCTAATCAGGGCGCGGCGGCTTATTGGGACGGTACTAACAAAACCATTGTCGCGACAAGCGGTTCGGGCGCGAATGCCGCTATTGGCTATTTCGTTAAAGCGGTAACTGCTACTGATACCGTTGCGGAAATCATTATCGGCTAGTTATTAAGCGCAATTCGGCAAGGGGTTGGAAATGTTCACGCTTACTGATTACGACAATACAAACGGGGACGCGGCTAAGATTTACGTTGACGACGTTTCGGACGCTACTGTTCTTAGCGTTGGCGGCGTTGATTTAACTGATTATCTGAAAGGCGTTTCCGTTCTAGTCGGCGGGGGCGGCGGCGGTTCCTATTTCCTTGCCGATACATTCGGCGAAAGTTTTGTCGACGTTGCGCTTTGCGCGGTAGATACGCCGCTCTATGCAAGTTCAGACAAGGAAACGTTCTAAAATGTTCTTTCAGAATGGAATAGAATATCTTAGAAGCAAGCTTCTTACAAACGCGGGAACGACGGCAACGGTAAGTCGCGGCGCGGAAACGCTCTTAGACTCTATCCCCGTTGTTCTTGCTCGGTCTGAATTTGAAGATATAGGCGAAAACGGGCGGCGTTATACCGTGTATTTAACCGACGTTTTAATTAGTGGCGCGTTAAACTATCGACCTGCAAAGGGCGATAAAATAACGATTAACGGCGCGGTCTATATCGTTAGACCTATGGGCAAAGAGCTTTACCGCTTTGATGACCCATATAAAACGCTGGTTAGAGTTCATACGCAATTAGAAACGGGGAGTTTATAAACAGTTATGGCAAATAGTACCCCGTTAAAAGTTGCGCAAGGCATAGCCGATTATATTGAAACGCTTGATATTTTCGACGTTGCGCCCGTTGTAACTCTTGCGCCCGATTTTGACGTTGCAAACGAAACAGATATAAAGCTATTTGTAAAGCCTGTTTCGACAACGGTAACGCAAGAAACGCGTGAGATTGTCAAAGAGTCGGTCGGGGTTGAAGTTTCCCTTGTTCAGTATGCTGGAATAGACGAAACAACCGCCGACAACGCTTTGCAACTCTTGACGGAATTGCAGTTACAGTTGGCGCTCGCCGATATTGCCGTTGGCGATTCTGTTTTTACCGTCGATAAGGTAACCGTTTACGGATCGACCTTTGTTGGCGGCGGGGCGCAAGTGGACGGGCTTTACGAATCGGAAGATTTAGAAAGCGCGTATGTGCTTAAATCCCCGTTAGTTGTCGTTGTTTCGCGTCGAGTAGGCTTGTATAAAAATGGCGCATAGAGCCGGATATTTAGCCCCGCAACGTAAGCAGTTTGCGTTCTTTGACGAGCCCGCCGTTGTAAATGCGGTTGGCAATGGCGTTAGAAGGGCGTTAAGCAAGTGGGGCTCTTATGTTAGACGGTCGGCGCGTCATTCGATAGTAAAGCGAAAGAACGCCGTTAGCAAGCCGGGCCGCCCGCCGTATTCGCACGTTGGCAAGTTGCGCAATAATATATATTTTGGGTTTGATAAAGCCTCTAAGACGTGTGTTGTTGGCGCAACCTTGCAGGGGACGGCCCGCAATTTGGGCGCAACCGTTCCCGAAACGCTTGAAAAGGGATCGGGCGCGGTTACGGTTGGCCGTTTCCCTAATCGACAAAAGGCTTTAGATTTCCTTGTCGGCGGCAAGGATAAGCGGGCGCAAGTTATGCGCGACGGCGTTTGGATTGAATCAGGGCCGCCCTTTACCGAGTCAGACTTACTTGGAAAATACGCGCCTATTCGACCGGACGGCAATTGGTTTAAATTTGTTTTAGTTAAGAGAAAAACGCAAGTTAGGCGGGCGGTTGATTTATTTTATAGCCGAACGAAAGAGCGCCGGGTTCCTATTGCGGCGCGTCCTTTTATGGTTCCGGCAATGGAAAAGAATCTAAACGCCGCTAAAATGTGTTTTATCAACTGTATAAAAGATAAGTAAGGGGCTAAAAATGGCTTTTACTACAATCGACCTATCGGCGCGTTACGACTTGTCGAAAAACGGAACGCTGACCGTTGGAACGTGTTTGCTTGGCGGCTTTAAGAGCGGTTCGTTGACGCTTGAAGCGGATACTAACGACAATAGCACAAGGGACGATCAGGGATGGACGGCGGAGGCCCCGTCGAGCCGTTCGGCAACGTTAGAAGTTACGTACAATAAACTTGCAACCGACGAGGCGCAAGTTGGCATCCGCGGATTATTCCTTGACCCGGATTACGTAACAAAGGGCGTTCAAATCGTTTACCGTTCCGAAAATGCGCAAACGAGCGCGGGTACGGGCTTTAAAGGTACGTTCTGCTTGACTAACTATTCGGAAAGTCAAGAGAAGGGCGGCGAGGCGGTCGAATGTACGGCAACGTTCACGGGTTACGGCGCAATCGTTGCGGATAATGCAACGCAATCGACGGGCGGCGGCACTACCTGAACATAATACGCGAGCGCGTGATACATTCCGAAAACGGGGAAATATTAGGGGCTTTTCCCCTCTTGTTTCCCCGTTGTTTTGTATATATTCGAAAGGTTAGAAAATGCAACAGTTTACTGACAGCGCGGGCCGTTTGTGGAGCTTGCGTTTGAACTTCAAGACGGCGCAAGACGTACAAGCGGCGACGGGCGCAAATTTGCTCGATCCTGCTTGTTTGACTGAATACAAGGGCGCGGAAATTCCAGTTATTGACTTGCTTATTTACGACGATCTCTATTTGGGGCAAGTCGTTGCGGCAATGCTGAAAGAACAGATTAAAGCGCAAGCGATTACGCCTGAACAATTCGCTGAAAGTATCGACGGGGAAACGTTTAAAAACGTTGAGAAGGCGTTCTTTAACGAATACCGTTTTTTTTTCGCGGAACGTGGCAAGAAGTGGCTGGTTGCGGCGGTCGAGAAGGACTTGGCAACGAGGACCGAGAAAGCGCAAGCGGCGGAACAGGCGTTAGTTGGGGAGACGTTGCCCGAATCGCCGGACGCGCCGGAGTCGGCGCAAGTTTCGGCGACCTAACGTGGTACGAGTTGGAACAATACGCAAAAGGCCGCGCTGAGGCTACTTGGGAACAAGTTTCTTTTATCGCGGCTATTGTTCACAATGCGCACGTTACGAAAAAGGCAAATATTAAACAGCCCGCATTTTATAACCCGTTTGAACGGTTACGGTTAAAAGAAATGCGGGAAAAGATAAAGCGGGAAATGTCGCAAGAGCAACCAGAAACAACACTTGCGGAATTTCTCAAAAGAACGGCGGGGCGATAAATGGCGACAGCGGCGGGAATTAGAGCGGGACGCGCTTTTGTTGAATTAGGCGTAAATGATTCTAATTTTAACAAGGCGTTACGGTCTGCTGAAAGTCGTTTGCGCTCTTTTAGTTCAAGCGCGGGCGCGTTGGGCGCGTCGACCGTTTTTGGCGCGGCGGCAATAGCAACGCCGCTCGCGCTTGCCGTTAAGACGTTTGCAGATTTTGACGACCAAATGCGTCTAACGCAAGCGGTTACGGGTTCAACGGGCAAAGCGTTCGAACAGCTAACGGAACAAGCTAAACAGCTTGGCCGGACAACAAGTTGGACGGCGAGCGAGGTTGGTTCCGGTATGGCCGCGTTAGGGCGGGCGGGTTTTTCCGCGACGGAAATAAATGAAAGTATTGCGGGGGTTATGGATTTAGCCCGCGCAACGGGGACGGAAATACCCCTCGCGACCGATATTGCCGGAAATACCCTGCGGCAATTCGGGCTCGAAGCGTCGCAAATGGGGCGCGTTTGCGACGTTATGACGGCGGCGGCGAATAATTCGGCGCAGACGTTAGAAGATTTAGGCGAGGCGATGAAATACGCCGCGCCCATTGCCCAAAAGGCTAATCTATCTCTTGAAGATACGGCGGTTTTGCTTGCGTCAATGGCAAACTTCGGCATAAAAGGGAGTATGGCGGGAACGTCGCTCCGAAATATGCTAACGCAATTAGCTGACCCGAAAATTCAAGAGGAAATAAAAGAAACGTTTAATTTTGACGTTTTAGACCAAAACGGCAATTTAAAATCGTTGCCCGACGTCATTTTGAAAATCGGGGCGGCCGCGTCTAAGTTACCTAACGCGGAGCGTTTAGCAATCTTTGACAAGCTATTCGGGAAACGCCCGCTCGCCGCGTCTTTATCTCTTGCAACAGCTAACTTTAACGACTTAAACGACGCTATACGCAATTGCGACGGCACGGCGCAAGCGACGGCGGCGCAAATGGATAAAGGCTTAGGCGGCGCAATTCGCATAACGAAAAGCGCAATAGAGGGCGCGGCAATTGCGATCGGTGAAGGGCTTGCGCCCGCCTTAACTGAATTTGGAACGAATCTCCAAAATAGCTTAGGCGATATAACGGCGTGGGTATCTGCTAATAGCGCGTTACTTGTTACGGGCGTTAAAGTTGGCGCGGTTGTAACTGCTTGCGGGGCGGCGTTATGGGGCTTAGGACGCGCCGTTGGGCTTGTATCTAGTTCAATTCAACTGGTACATTCTACAATATCGGGCGTTTCGGCGGCTATAAGTTTTTTAACAGGCGCGACTAAGGCGGCAACGGCGGCGGCGGCGGCAGAAGCGGTTGTCAATACGAAACGGGCGGCGTTAGAACGGGCCGTTAAACTTGAAAAGTTAGCTACAACGCCCGTCGAATATGCGCAAGCGGTTGCAACTAGGCAATTAGCGGCGGCCGAATTACAAGAAGCGACGGCGGCGGCAACGGCGGCAACGGCAACCGCAAGTTTTAAAGCGTCCCTTGCCTTTTATGGCGGTCTAACCGCCGTTGTAGCGGCAATTGCGGCGGGCGGTTATGCTCTTTACCGTTGGGCAAACGGCGCAAGTAAAGCGGCGGCAACGGCAAGAGAAGCAAGCGAAAACGCGGTCCAGTTATCGCAAGCGCACGAGCAACAAAGAACGCAAGACGCGGCGTTATTCGAGGAATTAAAACGACTTGCGACGCAGGGCTCTTTGACTAATCAGGAATTTGCGCACGCGCAAGGCATAGTCGCGGAATTGACGTCGCGTTATGG